GTTGGCTCCATGCTCAAAAACCTCGGCACTTTTAATTCTTACATTAGGGTTAATGGGATATCGCATGTTACCACTAGCTAATAATTCGGCCATTTTGTCGTAGCACATTTTGGCAAACATTTCACAGCCCACACCTGGTACAATACGCAAATCACAAACACCCGATCTACGATAAGGTTCTATTTTTACACGATCCGGGTTACCGTCGTGTTCTGGATCGCTACTCCAACCACTCATCTGCTTGAAACGGTCTAGCAATGGATCATCTTCGGCAATGACCAAGGTATGATCAAACATACTATCAGCCCATTCTTTAAATAATTTGAGTCCACCAAAGTCCATACACCAGTTCTTGTCATCTAGTGTTTCGCATTCAAATATTAATTTAATACCAATGCTATATCCATGCAGTGTGCTACAATGACTGTGTTTAGCCCGCCATTGTCTAAAACAACAACTTAATCCTCGATCATTGCCATATGTTTTTGTTGAATAAAATTTCGCCATCTCTTGCCTTCCTGTAAAGTAAGTTTGACGACATGCAGAATATTTAAAGTGGGATGAAAGTCGTAAAGTCCACTGGTCTATTTATTGGTTTTTTTAAGCTCGTCTAAATCTTTTTTAATATGTTGAAGATCGTGAACAATAGATTCTATTATTTTAAACTCTTCCTCTCTATGATTCAACAGTTTGCGAACTAAATTTACGGTCCAATACCACCAAATAGCCGCTATGGGAATTAAAATAGCAGAAATAGAAACCCATAAAGCTAGGCTGTATGTTTCGACTATAGTAGACCAATTTATGGTTACAAATGCTAAAAACACTACAAACACATAGCTTAACTTGATCCAATTAGATCTCTGCTGTCGAGCTTCGGAAATAATTTCAAATAATTTTTTCACACATTTATTTACTCGCACTAGTACAAGGATTTTATTATGATTTATTTGTAAACTTTAAGAATTACTACATCTTCACTAAACCTACCATTAAGTTGAGTTTCGGTGGTTTTAAGATTTTTAGTAAACCAAGTTTCAAAACGTTTTTGCGTATTTTGTTCTTTGAATTCTTTAAGTTGTTCTGCGGGTTTACGCAGGGTCTTTTGCAGGCTCTTTTCTACAAAACTGGTTAACCCGGCACCCTTAACAGCCAACCCTTCACTGGTGTTGGAAATATAATAGCCAATTTTACGAGTCTTGACATTATATACTACAGCGGCCTGTGCTCTCACTAATTGTGAAGGAGGCACTGAGGTGATACCCAATTTGTCATCGCTGACTTTGAATTTGATTTTTTTGACCAATTCCTCAGCAGGTTTAACCTTACGGGCACGAGGCTTTTTTAGGACCTTGGCTTCTGCCGCAATTTGGTCGCAGGCAGTCATAATATTGTTGTAAAACTCAATCAGCTTCTTGAGATTTTTACGTGGATGCCGACTGTATGCTTCACGTAACTGTTCGTCTGCTGAGCCACCGGCTAATTCCAGCAGTTCGTTATAACCAAATTCAAAGAATGATTTGATCATTCTTGCATGAGCCGGTTTGGCCTGCTTACTGCGTAACAAACTGAGGATTTTATAATTTGCAGGATTAAAATTGTCTGAATCTACCAAATAACTGTCAATGGCAGCATCAATTTCTTCGCTCATATCTCCTGCCTGCTCACGAATGCGGTCTTGAATGCTGACTACAGGTGCTTCTACTCGTTTAACCTTGACTTCTTCTTCTGGTGCTTCATCTTCGGCACCATCTGCAATGACCTTTTGAATACCAAGTTTAAGCCATTCGGCACTGTTGCGACCGCCATTGAATCCAGGATGAACTGCTGGCATACCTTTGAGTAGGCAACTGGCAATAGCTCCCATGGTCAAAGTACTACGCCAGTCTTTGGTATTTTTAAATGCCTGTATGTCTGTCTTTGTGAATTCAGCTCGAGACATCCAATCAATGACTTTGGGCTTGAGAGCCTTGCCGGAAAACTCAAGATTGTAGTAGCTCATGGCCTCACGGTACCGAGCGGCAAATTGCTCTCCAGTCCATTCTTCTGCCCCATCCCATTTAGGGCTAGGGTCTTTTTTGGAGGTTGCACGAATAGTGGTACTATTCATAGTTTTGTTTTTGGTAACAGCCAATTTTTGCTCCTGTTTGTTCAGTATGCGTAATTGTAACACGACGCTAATTGGCTGTCAACGGTCAATCTCGTCTGTTGCCAAAAAGCTGCAGAAGGCTCAAAAAGAGATTGATAAAATCCATATACAATGTCAATGCACCCATGATTTCCAAACGATGATCATCATCATACATCAGTGTTTCACGAATCTTTTGAGTATCGTATGCAGTAAGTCCAGTAAAGATCACAATGGCCAATGCACTGACTACCTGTGCTAATGGACCACTTTGTAGGAAAATGTTAATTATACTGGTAATACAGATAGCAATTAATCCTACCATTAGCCATTTTCCAATGCTGTCTAAACTGCGTTTAGTGAAGTATCCGTAAAAACTCATCACACCAAACAATACTGCGGCGGCCATAAAAGCACCAGCAATACTGCCCATCTGATAGATAGCAAAGATCACAGCAAAACTCAAGCCCATAGCACCAGCAAATATGTGCAAGAGTACAGGTGCCATGGTCTTTCCGGCATTACTCAATGCCCACGGCACAACAAATGCCAATACCAGTGGAAGAAACATCACAATCCATTTCATTACTCCGGTAAAGAAAAATGCCAACAATGCTGGTGTTGTGCCAACAAAATAACTCACAATCATACTGGTCACTACGGCCAACCCCATATGGCCATAAACACGAGCCATGGCAGTATTGATTGCTTCGGCTCCTCTATAACTGCTTCCGTAATAACTGGTTCCGTACATGATATTACTCCTTTGTTAAAAATGGTTCAAGATTGGGCGGTGTCCAGCCTACAGGCGGACCAATATAGACTTTCATTTATTTTCCTATTAAACCAATTCAACTTGCATTTCTTTTTCGATGCGAATTTCAGTCATATTTCCAGAAACTACCAACACTTCAGGTTCCATTTTAACTGGTTCTTGCTTAGGTGTCAATGGTTTTCCAATATAACGTCCTCGCATATCAAATTCTTCCGGATTCATCAATTGATAACCAACAACCTTTCGGCCATCTTTATGTACGCGAATAACACCACCATCTTTGCGGATATTATAAATGTTTGTACTCAACCTATATAGAACCTTTTCTTGATCCGTGTCTTTAAAACACATAAGAATTTCATTAGGTGAAACAGGATTACCAGAAAGCAAAACAGCAGCAATGTTTTCATGACGGTTAATTTTAGTATTCGTTCTCATCACATTAAACTCCAATTAAAAGGGAATATCATTATCAACAACACTCAACACGCTATCTGTATTAGCGGTCATTTCCACTTTAGCATCAACCTTTGAATACAGGTCAAGAAAAGCAGTTTTCGTTTCTTCATCAAAACGATTCAGGCACAATGTAATTGCTTTCATACGATCTTTAAAGATATCGAAAGCTTTTGCAATATGCACCAATCGCCGTGTAGAAATCAATTCATCTGTTGCACCTTGTTTATATGATTGGCGTACAACATCTGCCCATTGTACAAGGTTATCAACAAAATCTTTATCTGCAATAAGAGGCGCAAGAATTTTCTTTTCAATTGTTGCAGTCGGGTATTCTTGTTCTACAGTAATTGGAAAACGCTCCAAAAATGCAGAGTCAAGAATTTGCACAAGGTATTTACCTTCATCCGTGCCTTGCCCTTTTGAATTTGCAGTAGCAATTACATTAAAACCAGGTGCAGGTTTAATAACCTCGCCTGTTTTCTTATTATAAAACGATTTACCTTCAAGAATACCTTGCAGGCACATAAGTTTATTAGAACCGCGGTCAACCTCATCAATCAAAAGAATTGCACCACGTTTCATTGCAAGCAATACAGGACCATCACGGAATGGAGTATTACCGTCAACAAGAACAGGACCACCCAATAGATCGGATTCATCCGTTTCAATAGAGATATTAACACGGATACATTCACGATTCAATTCGGCACAAACCTGTTCGACCATAAGTGTTTTGCCATTACCAGAATGACCAGTAATGAAAACTGGATAAAACATTTTAGAACGAACAATGTTTTGCAAATCTTTAAAGAAACCAAAAGGTACATAATTTGGAAACTTTTCAGGAATTGCAGAATCAGAATCGTCTTGCAATTTAGTTTGACGTAATTGGACTACTTGTGCAGCCAATGCAATTGGTTCAACTTCTGGTACAGGTGGTGCATTAAAGGTGCCTTCAAAAACAGAAGGCAATTTATATTTACCGCGACCATAACGGTATTCGCTTTTGGTTACCAACCAATAAGGATAAGCGACACCCTTTTCTTCAACAACTTGTTGAATGCCATCACGGGTCAGAATTGGACTTTTACCGAACAATTCTTGAGCCGCAACAATAAACGATTTAGCATTTCTATTCATTTCTACCTCTGTTACTCAACATGATTCAATTATGACAGACATTTCATTAAACGGCAACCTGTTGCCATTTTGCAACATTACCAAATTTTGTGTCAACTGGATTCTCTACCATGCGTTATATCTATGTCGCCGTTGCAATTAAACAATACCCGCTACCAATAAGGTAACCACAAACAACCAACCGGCAATAATAAAACCCATTACAAATGAATCCGTTACTTTGGATTTATACATCTTTTTTCCTTTTGTTAAGATATAATAATAGTATACCAATTTGCTTTGGTAGTCAACCTTGTTGTTTCGGAACAACAAATATAAATAGTTGATCGGAACAAGGAGTTACCATGTTAACATTCAAAGAATTTTTATCAGAAGGTGTACATGATCCGGCAAAGTTAAAAGCAATCTTTATTGCAGGTGGTCCAGGATCAGGAAAATCTCATGTTGTTAAACACGTTCGTGGTGATTTAGGATTTAAGATGGTCAATTCAGATGATGCATTTGAACATGGCATGAAAAAACATGGATTAAACCCTAAAATGCCTGAACATGAAGCAGAAAAAAGAGATAAAGTGCGTCAACGTGCAAAAGATATAACTGCTAAAAAGGCACATTTATATCATAAAGGACGATTAGGCATGGTCATTGACGGAACAGGTAAAGACTTTCATGAAATACATAAAAAGTCTGAGCATCTAAAGTCATTAGGTTATGATACACATATGTTATATGTTAATACCTCATTAGATGTTGCACATAAAAGAAATAAGATGCGTGATAGATCGGTACCAGATCATGTTGTAACCAATTCATGGCATAAAGTACATGATAACATTGGTAAATTTCAAGACCATTTTGGTAAAAACAATTTTCATGTGATTGACAATTCAAAAGAAGGTGTCGATCATGATGCATTACATAAACTACATAAACACATTAGGCATATTGCATCGTCTGAAGTTAAAAATCCTCTTGGTAAAGATTGGATTAGACGCCAACAAAGAAGTATTACAAAAGGCGAGCATAATCCATTAAATATGCCAAAAAAACAAAAAGCAGAATAGTTGTAAATACGCAACACTTTTGTTGTTTTCATACAACAGTTGCCACTTGGTCCAAAACCTGTAGAATGGTCAATGTTGTGAATGAAACGAGACTTAAATATGTGGACTACTGAAAATCAAAACGAAATGGCTGCAGCCCTTAAACAATTGGTTGAGGATGAAGGCGCCGATTATGCTGCCGGTTATTTTGCAAGTACAATTGTTTCCATGTTGGCCAGTTTGCCAAAGCGTAAACAAAAAGAAGAAATTAAAATGATTTTGCGGCATAATGCCGATTTTAAGGTTACTGTTAAAAACCTTATGACTGGTGATGAAATGAAAATTCGCCGTGGTGACCGTGGCACTTGTGTGGATCCTAGTACCGAACGGTACTGGTCAATGTAATATAAACTGATAGGAAATTTTGTAATGAAAACGTCTGAAATTAAAAAAGGTATGCGTATTAAACTTGCCAACGGTTGGTTTGGTACCATGAAAGACAATATGCGTGGCGTTACTCGCCTTGCCGAAGTGGAAGGGTATTATACGGAAACTGGATCCATTTACTCTTTTAACATTGTGTCTGTATGCGTCGATGGCGTATGGGATGCCGTACAATACACGGAAAAAGAATTGAAAGTCCGTGAAATGAATTTGAAACTTTTTGGAGTTTAATAATGACGCTTACTGAAGCTAAATCAATTCTTGGTAAAGCAATTGCCAATCTTGATGTTGACCCTAATATCTCTATGTGGGAAGCATTGGATAAACTTGAAACCGTAGGTGTAAAAAATCTGCGTAGTGATGTTTATACTGCGTATTGCATTATGTACGATGAATTGGCTGCGCAAAGTGGTTTCAATGGAGGTTATTAAAATGAAAGGTATTTGTCCGGTTTGCAATGGCACTACGCGGATGCCTGTTGCTGAAGAGCATCAAGAATATAAGAGAATCTATTCTGGTTATAATCCAGTTACCGATACACTTCCGTGCGATAATTGCGGTGGTCAATATATGTTTAGTTTACCAACAGGTGCAGTGTCATTGCGTCCTGATGGTACGCCATGTAAACATGAATATAAATCCAAATCCGATTCGCGCTTTCGGTCATTACACATTTATAATTGCGTCCATTGCGATGATTTTTATGAGATTGATTCTGGCGATTAAAGTGTTGTGTGGAAGAGACAGAAGTGTTGCTTTACGGCAACACTTGCCGTTTCGCCTGGAACCTGTAGAATGGACTCCATGATGAAAACGAACACAAAACCAATCGTCGGCAAAGTGCCGAAACCGTTCTGTCGGACGCCGATTAAACCTGGTGTCCGTCATACCATTAAAACCAAATACAATCGTAAACCTAAACATAAGGAAGTTTATTGTGGGTAAAATGTCTGCATTGGCATTGGATATTGAAGAGTCACTTTGTGCCGGTGATGATGTCGGCGATATTGCCATTCGATACGGTGTTTCCGTTAATGATGTTCTTAATATTAAAGAACATATGATGGAATCAGATTTTGAAAATATGGATATTGAATTAGAAGATTATGATGATTCAATGGATGGTGATTTTGATTCTGCTATGGCCTCTGCTGGTTATGGTACCGATGAGGACTATGGTTATTATGGTGATGATTATTAAATGAAATATATGAAGTATTGTTGGCCTAAAAAATTATATTACGTCTGTTGCCGTTGGATTGATTATCCCAATGGTGGTGGTCGTAATTTTATTGCTACCAAGCACTTAGGTCGTGCCCGTTACTATGCGAAACGATTGAAGTTGAAGAAAAGGCAGATTGATGTCCATATTCGCGGTGAAAAAGTGTATGTTTTAAAAAATAGTTGGTTATAAAATGAAAAAGTCTTTTATTAAAGAGGTTCGATCCTTTGCGGATATGGGCTTTGACGTTGCAACAATCGCTACTAAACTTGGCAAACCCGTATTGGAAATTTGCCAAGCAATTATGTTGATTGATACATTGCCGCCACCAAAGGTGAAACCAGTAAAGGTCGCAAAGAAAAAAACAGTTGCATCACCGCTTATTACTTTTCGCCCTCGCATTAAACGCAAAAAAACAATTGCTGACGTATTTACACCTGATGCATCAGAACAGGCAAAATCTAAAAGGTTTGTGGCAAAACCATATAATGAGAATTTTCTAAAGTCTGTTGGTTTTGATTCAATGAATGATGCAGTAAAATATTTGAATGAGTTTAGTGGTACCACAATGCCTGCTAAAGATTGGGCAATGGTCAATAAATTGTTTTTTGTAAAGTCTAATGGCACTATTGGGACAGTTGTATTATGAATAAATTTGATGAATGGTTTTATGAAACAGAAGGGTTTGGTGTTCGTGCCGAACGATTATTTGCTGATTTAGAATATGATGGTCGTAAATATGATCTTGTTGTTAAATGGTTAAAATCTGCATACCTAGTTGGTCGCGGCGATGATGAGGTTGAAGAATGAAAACACTAAAAGAATTAGTTGATATTGAAAAGTTTAAGGATTATCCGTCATGGGCAATACATGATGCCATTCGTAATAAAGAAATGAATGAGATTCAATTTCGAGAATGGGTAAATTATTTGGTAAGTGAATCGCAAAAGTATACAAATCAACCAAAAGAAGAATAGTTGCCTAAAAACAACACGTTGCTATTCTCCGCGGAACCTGTAGAATAGATTTTGTTGTGATTTTTCGGGTCTATAACTCAATTGGTCAGAGTATCAGACTTTTAATCTGAGAGTTCCCGGTTCGAGTCCGGGTAGACCCACCATATTGCCTTGATAGCTCATTAGGTTAGAGCACCGTCTTGATAAGGCGGTGGTGCCTGGTTCGAATCCAGGTCAAGGCACCATTGGATAGTTGGCAGAGTGGTTAATGCAACGGATTGCTAATCCGTCACCGAGAAATTGGTGCATAGGTTCGAATCCTATACTATCCGCCAAATTATGTTGCGTGGAAACAACACGTTGCCATTTTCCACGGAACCTGTAGAATGGACTCTGTTGTGAGATTTTTTGGAAGTTGTTATGATTGATGTTAAGTTTGTTGGTGGTAAATATATTGCTGTTATTGATGGCAAAACCGTGAAGCGTACAAAAAAAGAGCATATGGATTATGTAATCCGCCAAGCGACTAAAGGCAAAACCACATTGGCCGCGGCCGTTATTGCGGCACCCGTAGAATCCAAGTTTACTATTAACCAACGATTCGGATTCGTATCGGATATGGTTATGATGTTGTCCAAAGGCGATCAAGCATCCGTTATCGTTACGGGTCCTGGTGGTCTTGGCAAGTCCTTTACAGTTACCAAGGCATTGTCCGATTCTGGACTCAAGGATGTTTCCGTCCTTGATGATTATGAGGTCGGCTCTGTTTTGAATTCTAAAAAGACTTTCCGTGTCATTAAAGGTTATTCTACACCAAAAGGTTTGTATCGTACCCTTTACGAGAATCGTGATTCTGTAATTGTATTTGATGATTGTGATTCTGTATTGCGTGATCCTGTGTCCTTGAATCTACTCAAAGGTGCATTAGATTCTTATTCGCGCCGTATTATTTCATGGCGTGCCGATTTCAAAGATGAGGATTTGCCTAATTGTTTTGAATTCAAAGGGCGAGTAGTCTTTATTTCCAATCTTCCTTCCCATGCAATGGATCAGGCTGTTATCACTCGGTCAATGACAGTTGATTTGACAATGACCAATCAACAAAAGGTCGAGCGTATGTTCTATTTGTTGGATCAAAAAGACTTTATGCCTGAATACGAAATGACATTCAAACAAGATGCAATGCGTCTGATTGAAAAGTTGCAAGATTCAGTCAAAGAATTGTCATTGCGTACTTTGATTCAAGTTACTAAAATTCGTAAGGCAAATGCCAATAACAATTGGGAAAACCTTGCAGAATATGTTCTGACCAATTAAGGAGTTTTTATGAAAGTTTATGTCGTATTGGCAACCAGTCTTTTGATTGGTGCCTGTTCTAGTGCCAAACCAGTTGATGTTAAATCAATGCCAACACCAATTAAAGGGTATGATGGTCCTGAAGTAATGCATAGAATGGAAGTTATTCAAGCATCCCGTCAATGCATCAATTCTAAAATGAAACCAAATACCGAATATCTGGTTTACAAAACAGATGCTGGTAAAGTTATGTTGCCCGTTAATGTACATTGTGATGCTTATTGATTATGATTCTTGATACACTTGCACAATATGGTTTTTCTGTAACGATGGTCCAAATGGCCATTATTGCTGCAGTAGTAATAGCTATTGTCGGTATGTTTTGGCGTATTATTTTTGCTGGAGTTGTAATTGTTTCTATTATTTCTATTTTTAGTACAGGAGTTTCCAATACTCCAAATGTCAATACTGCTGTTGCAACACCAGTGCCGCCGGCATTAGTGTCTGAAATTAATTCTGCACCAGTTATGCCTTCAAAAGAAGAGCAGTTTATGCAGGATTGCCAAGATAAGGCAGAGTATTCTTTAGAAGTATGCAAAAAGATTTGGTATTCAGAAAATGCCTGATTTGAAAACAGAATTACAAGACCAAATTAAAATACGCCAAAACCAATGGGATGCCGGAGAATATCCGCATCCCGAGTCCGTATTTCATGCGTCCATGGAATCAGATAATGCACTATTGTCAATGCTGTTGCGTTCTAACAACGAAACTGTTGCCAAAAAACGACAGGTTGCCGTTTCGGCAGAAACCTGTACAATGGACTCCATGGTGAAAACGAAGCGAAAACCCAAAGCAAAATGATATCAATTCTTGAAAAGTACCTTGTAACGGATGGCAAATTTGTTGCCGTTTATTCTAATATTCCAATTGAATTTTTGAATCAATTTCGGGATTTTTATGGTTCTAAGTATCGTATTCGGTATCGTGGACCACGGAAACATCGTATTGCTTCCTACTATAACCGGTCTGGTACTTGCCTGAAGCGGGATGCTAGGACCTTTTCGGTGTACCGGCAAGCGTGAATGTTGCGTCCGTGCAACACTTGCCGTTCCGCCTGGAACCTGTAGAATGGACTCTGTTGTGAACGAAAACGAAGGAAAAAACGTGTCGAAAGTGAATTATACAGTTTATTGCTCGGATGTTGCGGATGCCTTTGATTGTGGTTGGTCACCCGAGGATGTTGCATCGGTGTTTAAACTTGAATTGAAGGATGTCTTGTCTTTTTATGACGATTATATTGATGCCTATATGGCCCATGTTGTTGCCGATGCTGATATTCAGCGCGGTTTTGATGATTACCGGGAGTAATTGTAATGTTTACGAAAACTGAAATGGATTTGTTGGCTGAGGTTCTAGTGAAACGCGAAATGGCGACTGGCGCGTCAGAAACCGAAGCAAAGTGTTTTGCATTGGGTTATTTGGTTTCTTTTGTGCAAAAGAATTTGATTGATCGCTCATCGGAAGGGCGCCGCAAATTGATTCGAGCGGAAGTCCTTGAGCGCGTTTCAATTGTAACAGGAGACCTATAATGGGTTGGGATAAGACTGGTTCTTTTATTTCGGGTTTGTACCTCGATATGTTTCCGTTTTCTGGTACTGTTACAGAATCCCGTGTTAAATACGGTGGTCAAGTCCAACATAGAGTTGAATTGATTAATCCAATTCGGGTATTTGGTTCTATTAAAAATGTTGTTTTGATCGAGGAAAACCTTGATCGTGTTTTTGCTTAAGGAATTGCAATGATTGATGAGACTAAACAAGAATTGATTGACCGTGTTATTGGTCAAATCGAATTGGATTTGGAAAATCGTGATGTAACGGCAATTATTGAATTGTTGAATAAATTGTCTGTTTCTGTATTAGAATCTTATCTTCCTGAGGTTGAATAATAATGGCTACTCGCTCTGCTATTGCAATTGAAACTGGTCTGCCTGAAATGGGCCCATGTATTATCCATGCCGTGTATTGTCATTGGGATGGTTATGTCACAAACAATGGTGCATTGCTTCTAAAGTATTTTGATTCATTGCCTTCTGCGGTTGCATTGATCAAGGGTGGTTCTATTTCATCTCTTCGTGAAGGTATTGATAAAACTGTATTCCATTGCCGCGATATGGATCGTGAAATGGTACCCGCTTCCGAATATGGAACTAGGGAAGAGTTTATTGATGACTCTGATGGTCTTGATTATCTTTATATTCTAAATCAGAATGACGTTTGGGAAATATTCGATATGAATAAACCATGGCGTGGATGGCAACCAGTCAAGGAAGCATTGGAGTATGCAATAAAATTTTCGAATGCTGCTTAATGCATAAAAAGAAAATCTTAATAACAGGATCGTCAGGATATATTGGATCCCATTTATGTCTATTGATGAAAGATCAATATGAAATTCATGGTCTAGATATTGTCGATCCTGTTATTCCTGTGAATGAATTCTATCGTGTAGATATAACCAAAAAATTTAAAATTAAAAATCAATTCGATTGTATTGTTCACTTGGCCGCTAAAGTTAGAGTCGGTGAAGGTGAATCAAATCCAATAAATTATTACACGACCAATATTCAAGGCACAATAAATGTTTTAAAAAATATAAAAACTAATAATTTTGTATTGGCTAGTACCGGTGGTGCTAAAAACCAGCATAATGTGTATGGAATCAGTAAACGAGCGGCCGAACAAGTAACAGAACAATTTTGCAAAAACCATAATTATAGTATATTCAGATTTTTTAATGTTTTAGGTAGTGATGGTATTGTACCTACTAATCCAGATGGATTAATGTATAATTTAATCAATGCTACAAAAACTGGTGTATTCAATTTATACGGTGACGATTACAATACAAAAGATGGTACTTGCATAAGAGATTATGTCCATGTCAATGAGATATGTCATGCATTGATTCAAGCGGTAGAACAACCAAGTGGATGTATTGAAAATCTAGGGCATGGTTATGGTTATAGTGTGAAAGAAATTATTAAAATATTCAAAGAAGTAAACAATTGCAATTTTGAGATTAAAACATTACCAAAAAGAATAGGCGATTTGGAGGTTAGTGTTTTGGATAATCCATCGCAATATATGAAAAAAATGTATAATATTGACCAATTATTAAAGATTTGAAATTTTACAAAAAGGTGATGGAAATGTCAAGTGTTGCGTGGAAACAACGGTTGCCTTTCCGTCCGGTTTCTGTAGAATGGACTCTGTTGTGAACGAAAACGAACAGGAAATCGAAATGAACCAAGTCAATCAAACCACCGTCGAGTCTGCAATGGAATACAAGTATGTCCCATGGGAAGAAATGCCCCGTATTGAGCAATTCCAATGCATCTATTGGGACGCATACAAGGATGCATATGGTATGCGTCCTCGTGGTATTGACACGTCCAATTGGACTGAAGCAATGTTTGAGTCCGAATTGACTTATTTGCAAACCGTTATTAATCGTAATGAGGTTGTTCGCCTTGAAGAAGAGGCATTGGCCGCTGAACAGTTGGAAGAAACCATTGCTAAAATGATGGAATGCGGTTGTCGTAATCGTGAAATGGCAATTCGTTGGCTCCATGAGGCGTATGAAACCAATGGCGATACCGAATATCTTGAGTTTAATCTCGGTGTCAATTATGGTTATTTTTCTGGTAAAAAATAATGAGTTTTTATATTAGTTGTGCCGAATGTCAGAAACGGCATTTGGTTGATGAAGTGGAATTCCTTGATGTTGAAGAGGATTACATTGGTCGGGATATTATGCATTTTGTATGTCCTGAAACTAAAATGTATTCCAAATCATTGGTATATAAAGAATGAACGAACGAATTAAAGAATGTTGGTTAAAGGCTGCTAGAGAAGATTCCAGTGATAAGTGGGATACGCAAGAAGAATTTATTGAACGATTCGCCAAGTTGATTGTAAATGAATGTTGTCAAATGATGCTAGATATGGAGACAAAGTACCCGGCAAATCTTACTGTACGGGAGATTAAAGAACATTTTGGAGTATAATATATGAAACTATGGGTTGATCCACCAAGTGGATGGAAGTATGGATTTCCTAAGATATGGGACAATGAATTGCATCCTAATATGGAATCATGGTTAGTCCGAGAAGGATATCCATGGGGCTTAAAAGAATCTTTTGGACAATATTTTTATTGTCGGCAATGGTTAGCCGAGGATGATGATAAACAGTTATTGAATGAAGGAAAATAAAATGTTGCAAGCCGTATTGATTGATAAAGAAATGGTTAATTATCATTTTTCGAAAAAAGAATTGTTGGATATTGCAAATTTGCATGATGATTGGGCATTTGGTCCTCGCCGTGCTTATGCGTATTATATTGGACGGGATCCGGATGATACTGCCGGTATTAAGACTGAGGATGTAGAGGACTTTATAATTCAATTTTATACCCAATTTAATGCGGAGTTTGGACTAACGTATTGATGTTGTTTCCAGGCAACATGGTTGCTTTTTGCCTGGACTAGTGTATAATTATTCCTGAAGTCGAGAAAAACGAAGGAAATTTGATGAAATTGCTAACTGCTCCTGTCGGTAATCCAAAGGTCGCCAAAGGTTTGGCATCCAATTATGCCACTTATATTCTGCACCTTGCACCCGCAAATTTGTCGGGTTATGAGGTTTGTGCTAAACGAACCATCGGTTGCACCGATGCTTGTTTAAACCTCGCTGGTCGTGGTGGTATGTTTAAGCGTGGTGAAACCACCAATGTTATTCAGCAAGCGCGAATCCGCAAGACCAAATTGTTTTTTGAGGATCGTGCCGAGTTTATGCGCCTTTTGGTTGCTGATATTGAATTGGCAATTAAGCAAGCGGCGAAGAAAGGTTTTACTCCTGTTTTCCGTCTTAACGGTACCTCTGACATTGCATGGGAAAAGTATCCCGTTATTCGCAATGGTGTATCGTTTATGAATATCTTCCATGCGTTTTCGGATTGCATTTTCTATGATTACACCAAGATTCTTGGTCGTAAAATCAATTTGGTTACCAATTACAGTCTGACCTTTTCTGCCGCTGATGGCAATGATGCCGCCGTGTCAAAGGCAATTGCACAAGGTTATAATGTTGCGGTTGTTTTTGGTATCAAAAAAGGTTCTGCATTCCCAGAATCGTATCTCGGTCTGCCCGTGTTTAATGGTGATGATTCCGACTTGCGGTTTCTTGACCCTAAAAATGTTATTGTTGGTCTTTATGCCAAGGGTAAGGCAAAGACTGATACCACTGGTTTTGTAAAGTACCCAACCATTATGTTAAAGGCTGCTTGATTATGCGTTATGTTGTTCGTTGTGTTAATGATCATAAATTGTTATGGTCGAATGATGAAGGTTATACCGATTCAGATAATTTTGAGGTATATACTGCCGAGGAAACCGAAATGTTTGGTTTGCCTCTTGAAGGTGAATGGGTAGAATTGGTAACATTATAAACATTGCTATTTAATTTAAAGGAAATATATTATGCCTAATTGGTGTTCAAATTGTGTTACGATCAAGTCTGATGATAAAGAATTGATGGCGAAAGTTATTGCCGCTGCTGAATCCTCAAGCGAGAATGATTTTTTTAGTAAATTTGTTCCTATGCCTGAATCTGAGAGTGATTGGTATGGTTGGAATGTAACCAATTGGGGCACCAAGTGGGATACCGGTGTTAATATTGTTGATCAATCCGATACTGAAATTGTGTTATCTTTTGATACTGCGTGGTCACCACCAATTGCATTTTATATGGCATTGGAAGAGATGGGTTATGAGGTAGAGGTTTATTATTATGAACCTGGTATGGGTTTTGCCGGCATATATCGTGATGGTAATGATGATTATTATGAGTATGCAGGATTTACTTCGGATGAAATATTAGAAATGTTACCATCAGAATTAGATGAAACATTTTTCATTTCTGAATCTGTTGCCGAATGGGAAGAGGAAAATAAAGAGGAAGAGGAGGAGGACGAATAATATGTACCAATTGCATAAAACCAATTCTGTTGTTGGGTGGGTGCCATTGGACTATATTGATATTTTAACGATTAAGTCTGCATTAATTGCTTATAAGATGAATGGTAATAGTCCGGATATGGACAAGTTAGAATCAGGTGATATTTCTTTCATTAATTCTATTCAATCTATTATTAATCGAATCCAATCATTGGAACAATAGAGTGGTGGATTATAGTGTGGATGCATGGAACGGGCAATTGTTGTATAGGAACAACAGGTTGCCTTTTCCGCGCTAACCTGTATAATGGTATCCATGGTGAACGAAACGGAACAGAAAATGCACAAAGCGATGCGTATTGGTGATATTGTCAAGTCTTTTGACTTCAATGGTATTGACAATTGTTTTATTATTGGTAAGGTAGTTGGTATTTTTGAAACCGATGGTACTTTCCGTGCCAAGTTTATTAAACGGGTATGGGAAGGGCAAGAGGAGAAAAAATCCAATACGGATTATTTTACCGCGCCGTTGCAGGGGCATTGTTTTATGGACAATCCTAAATCGCCCCGTGTTATTGTTATTGCTTAATAGGATTTTAATAATGAATGTCGTCGAATTGAAAATCGTCACCCTTCGAAAGATGATGGCTGATGTTGATCGGATTGATCCTTCTTCCGAAGAGTATAAATCTTTGGTCCAGTTCCTTAATCGCCAATCGATGGATACTCTTAAGGCGCTTGAATCGGCCAAGATTAAGTGGGTTTCCGCGCTTGCGCGGAATCGCATTAATCGGATTAAATTTGCGATGAAAAACCTTTCTGAAATGCCTGTTTAATTGGTGATTATAATGGATGATTTTGATTATTTTCCGTTTGTTTCTGGTGATGATTTGGAAGCGCGTGATGCATGGTTTGAAAATGGTTGTCCATGTATTGACGATATAGAATATGCTGATGGTGTTGATGACCCGAATTATGTTGTAACGGGTTGCAATGACGATTGGTATGATGACCAATATGAGATTGGAGAATAATGTAATGGATTTTTTAATTCGTGCCCAACGATATACTGAAGCACGTGGTGATGAAAATTTCTTTCGTCATTATTACACCATGTACCGTGAACATTATTCCGTAAATGAAAGTGTTCGAAAAACGATTGCATGGTTATATGATGATGATGTTGCAGACTTATTGGAGTTTCAATAATGGATAAAGTAATTCGTGATGGTAAAGTGGCAGTATTGTATTCACCTGGACAAGGTGTTGGTTGGTATTCTTGGCATGATATAAATGAATTAATGTATGATCCAATTGTAGTCGATATGGTAGAACGAAAAGAACCTGCCAATGTTATTGAATCTTATTGTGAAGAAAAGTATGGTGACCATTATTTCGGTGGTGCGAAAGATTTACAAGTAGAATGGATTCCAATTGGAACTAAATTCCGCATTGCCGAATATGATGGTGAATCAATTGAGTATTGCGATGAAACGAACTGGGAGGAGTTTCAATAATGGCGTATACCGTATTCCAACATACCGAATTGCAGAAGTCCTATTCCAAAGTGAAAGGTCTAGAGGGACCATTTCATTATGCTAATGGAATGACTCTGTATTATGATCCAAAAGAAGGTAAGTATTGGAATCCAAAGTCTGATATGTTCCTTGAGTATGATGATTATATTTTTATTAGAGGTGGTGTATAATGGAAAAAGTAATTCGTGATGGTAAAGTGGCAGTATTGTATTCGCCTGGATATGGTGCTGGTTGGTATTCTTGGCATGGTGAAGAAAAATTATTGTATGATCCCGTTGTCGTTGGTATGATAGAATCGAAAAATCATTACAATGAAATTATAGAATATTGTCAATCGATTTATGGTGATAACCGATGCTTTTCAGGTGCTGAAGATTTAACCATTGAATGGATCGATATTGGCCGTGAATTTCGAATTGATGAATATGATGGATCAGAATATATTGAATATAAGGATGATTTAGAATGGCACGTCGCATGACAAAGCGATATATTACGAAAGATGATATAGTTGATGTATTGGTTGATCGGGCGCATAAGGTATTATCGGATGATGTTTCGATTTATTCTGTGCATGAGTTTAATCGGACATTGATTGAGTTGGTAGTAAAAGAATGTGCCGATATTGCACGCCGTGAAATACTAATGTTCAACAATTCTGTTCCATACAATGGTAAAGTCTTAATAGAAGAAGCAATATATAAACACTTCAATATGGTAAATGAAAGTGATGCGTAATATAAATCCACTCGATGTTGCATTAGCTATTTTTATTTGCGTGTCCTCATTTACTATATTAAACGCAATTGCTGATGCATTGTGTCGTTAATGTAATAATACAACAAAAAGGATTAACATGGAAGAAAATCAATTAAAAGAGTACAATGTAATCATGTTTAAAGAAATGTGGCACGTTGGTGATAAAGAATCACCACAATTAACTATGTTTGTGATATCTGCTAAAGATATCGATGATGTAAAAAGACAAGCATTAGAGAAATATCCAAATGGACGTGTAGCAGATATTAAATTGAAAGAATAGTGTAAAAAAGTGTATTTATGTGCAAAAAAGTGTCGCGGTATATGTCGCGGTGTAACGTATCTGTAATGCTAATTGCAATTTAAATGAGAATTGTTTACGTTTTATTGTGTTAATACAGCGTTAATATGGTGAAACATTGCGTTATATTGGAATATATTAGATTATATTGGAAATTATATCCCACTTAGTCTTTGCCCACAATACCGCAATTTCCGCAATAAACCCGCAATAAATCTCGCAATATAACCTAATATTATATAATATAACCACATAAGGTATACTGTGTTGTTTTTCTGAGACATTTCTGTTGTTTTTCTGCAACGATTGACAAGTATACCATAACCTGTAGAATGGACACATTGAGAGAGCAATTGGAGTAAGTGATGCAAAGCGTTAATGGTAATAGTGTGGCGAAAGCCTGCCAAGGTCTGGAATTGTTTATTGATTTTCTGAAATCCGGCAAGGCCGTTACTGTAGTGCCTGCCAAAGGACGCAAGGCAAAGCAGTTCCGCCCAATGCCTGTTCAAAAGGTGGCTAAGCGTGCGGCGTAAGCAAACCCGTAAGCAAAACAAACCGGTTGGCGAGTCCCGCATTGCCGGTATTGTCGGCAAATTGGATTTTATGCTTAATGCGGGACTCGCTCTGCTTTTGTTTTTTGTGTTCAATTTGCAAGGCAATTCACTGGCATTGGCAAAGCAGCTAATTCGAATTCCGTTGGCGTAATAGTCGGCGGGTTTGCGAAAACGCTATTATAAGAAAAAAGCGGTGGTGGCCCAAATGGCGCGATCAGTAACTTTTTTTCTCGGTTATTTTCCAGTTTTTTTCGATTTTTCACTTTTGTATTCCTAAATTTTTTTTCTGGTCGGTTTACTGTGCCGACCTCTGTGCTTTCATATTTTGAAGCATTTCTTCCAGTTCTCCGCGAATTGGACTATTCAATGGCATATAACATAGTATGCGATTGATTAGATGGATTAATTGATTTAAGTCCATTCTTTATTCTCTTCCGAAAAAATGTTTGACCACTCTTTGAGTTTTTCAATTTTTTTTTCGGATGCCTGGTAAACATTTTCACGATTTACCACGCCCTTTTCGATAAGAATACCAATCATTGCTAGAAGATCACCTAGTTCTTCTTCTAGGTGTTCTCTATTGGTTTTTGGTTTTCCAGGTTTAATATTATCCATACCAAATCGAAAGCATTTTGAGATTGCTTGTGCCACTTCTGCACATTCTTCTTGTGTAATAAGAAGTGTTTCATTATTTTTATCCATGTTCACCATCTTCTGATATTTGTTTAATTAAAAATCTTCTCTTTTCTTCACCAAGTATTGTATCAAAGATTTCTGTTGTTCTTTGAAACATCGCACAAGCTAACAATAACATTTCATTTTTATCATCTGTTAGTTGAATGGCGGAGTCTATGGGTTCCATCATTTCTCTCATGCGATCTTGTAGTGTCTTGCGGGTCATGCAATTAGACCAATAAATCGGTTTAATATGACACGGTTACTTAGACGCGAATTGGTATACTTTGTAAATGCAGATACCAGACTACGAGTTGTTGCATTTTCTTTTACGACCAATTCTTCTGTGTCATCTGTATTAAACGAATCGGCACGAAGCAAGTAATACTCATCATACCCTGCAGCAGTTGCAATAGCATAATTTTGTTTACGAAACTTTGCATACAATGCCTGATGGTCTGCTGCTTTACCAAAGAACTTATGCACATTGTATCGAAATTGATTCCGATTCAAAATGAAAAACCCAATGACGTTACACTCAGTTCGTTGTTTTAACAGTTCCAACAACCCCTTAGTTAATCCACTAAAGATATTGTTAACGATAATTTGTTGTTTCGTTAACGGATCCCTCACCACAATACGAGTCTTGGAATTTTGTTCCCACCGATACCCTAACGGTTTTGAATCAAAAAGACCATTATTTACGTCGGACCGCAGGTACACATTTGAATTTGTATTTGATTCACCATCAGTAAGGAATACTGTATTTACAATCTGCAACTTATACTTGCATTTAAAGAGAGGCACCATCTGTGACGCAGCAATAATAGTTTCATTGAGCGGCGTTCCGCCTAGATTCATAAAATCTGGATTGTCCTGATACGCATTAAACTTAGAAATGTAAAACATCGCAGAACACATATAATGAAACTCGGCACTAGACATGCGGAACGAAAACAAATTCAATAACTTAAATTCACCAAGTTGCAAGTCCTCATGTTTTGGATACACCAAATAATTATCATCATAATTAGAAGTAAACGCAAACACTTCAAACGGAATATTCACCTTACGGCAAAACATCGCCAATGCAATCAACTGTTTCACTGTATTGTGAATATTGTTGTCCATCGACCCAGACCAATCAATATACATCAAAAGACCATGAGACTTGCCACCAGGCATAACCGTAATCTTACGGAAAATGTCCTCACTAAACTTGTACGAATACAACTTGCTGGCATTTAACTCACCAGTCTTTGCAATAGACGCACGTTTAGTCTGTTCTGCATTTTTACGCAATTCAAACTCTTTCGCCAGATACGCAACAACTTTACGGTTCTCTGCATAAGTCTTGTTCAAATCACTTAGGTGTTCCGGATCAGTCAGTATCATTGACCTAGAGAAATATACACCTGCACTAAAATGTTGCGCAATACGTTTTTTCAATACCTTGAAATCGACAATCGCTTCTTCTAAATTAATATTGGGCAAATTCACATACTCATACCGATAATCATTTGCAAACAGTTTACTTTCGTTCTCGCGGAAAGTCTCATCCGTATGCGAACGAATATCACCATCATTACCAGACATTACCTCATTTTGTTCGTCTTGCCCTTCAGTAGAATCATACTGATAAGACCCACGTTTACGGTCATACTCCTCTTCCTCATAATCTTCTTCTTCGGGATAATCTTCCGGTTCATCATACTCACCATAGTCCTCATCATTGTAATCCTCATACTTTGAATCGGGTTCATCATGCTCGTCAAGAGGATTCTCCTTTTCACGTTCTTCTTTTTCTTTTTTCAAATACTCAGACACTTTCTTTGACATTTCAATAACGTCATCAAAAGATTCCGTATTTTCAATACCATCGATAAGTTGCCGCTCAAACGGACTAAACTTGTTTATCGAAACTTGACCAGATTTAAAATGAATATTCACGCGGTCAATAAAATTCATAGCATTAAGGTCAATGCCTTTTGTACCGAAAAAATCTTTTTCGACCAATTCACGATAACCACGCAAAAATCCAGCACGAATACCAGGATATTTCGTCTTAATCTTACGTTCGATCCGTGCATCTTCAATCACATTGACAATAGAAGAGACAAGATTTAATTCTTTTGCTTTTTTTAACCCGTCTAATGGCGTATACAATGCATGCCCGACTTCATGCCCAACTAATAGGTCATAAAGATCACTTGAAATTTTTCGGTCCAGAATCGGAATAGTCAAAATTCGATTCTGTACATCAAAAGATGCAGTCGAAACATTACGTTGTTCGACAATTAGATTCTCGGTTGCCATCAATTTGGCCAGAAGTGATTTGGATTGAATAAGTTCCATGCGATTTCCTCTCTCTAGTGTTATTAGTATACTATAGAGTGTGTGTCCTGTCAATAGTGTGTACGGAAAACAACTAAATTTTCCTTAAAATTATCGTTCCATCTTCTTCCAAAGAAATTTTAAGTGTATCGCCTTCTTTCCACCCTAATTCCTCAATCATTTTTTCGGGAAATTCTAAAATAGCATCTCCGGAACCGTCTTCCGCTTCTTTTATCTCAGAGGTATACATGTTTATTATAATAATCCCTTAAATGTTGAATTCTTTTTTCCTGAGTACTAGAATCCTGTTGACTTTCCTTCAAATTTTCATAATTTTTTAAGTCATTTTCAAATCCGGACATTACTGCCCACTTTCTTGTGACTTGATCCAACTCTTTCCATGCATCATCCATTTGTTTTCCTTTATTTTTTTATTACCGACGCATTTGGGACATTTCTTTTGCTTCGTCCGAAGAGAAAACTGGCACGGCATTTGATTTATGTAGCGTTCCAATACCCAACATTTTGTCTCCGGTGTAAACTTTTGCGGATTTTTTTGCCATAACGACAGGACCTGTACTATTTACACTCGGAATATGTTTAGTATCTCTTCCGGGAGGAATAGAAAGGTCATATTTGAACTCGCTTTTCGAAACAATCACTTTTTTAGGTTCATGTTTCTTCAACCATTGCTCATATTCTTGTTGCAGGATTTTATATCCTGGTTTGTTCTTCACTTTACGTTTGGAACTTCTCACATGAATTATCATAATATAGTCTTTAAGTTAATTAAGGTAGATTTCTATAGTTTTGATTGTAATTATACTCAGAACCATCATCATCGTTATATTTCATTCGCCGTTTTTTCTGAATTTCTCGCTTTTTATCTTTTTTATTGTTGAAGGCAAATTCAAAATCATCTTCATGTTCATAATTTTTGTTTTTGCGAAATTTGGTAACAACCTTGCTCACTTAAATGCTCCTATACTAGATTAAAAAATCATGTCAAAATTTTGGGAATGTAATCCCTCACAAATTTAGGCGTTAAACCCCTAACTCCCAAATCTTTATTAAAAATGCCCATAATAACCTCAGTTTCCCGCGGTTCGAGCGACTCCAATAGTTGATTTAACAACTCATTTCGTTTTTGAATATTTAATTTCTCTGCAATAGGGTGTCCTTTTTGGAACAAATACAACCTACGCAATTCTGTTGACAGTCTCGCATGGGAGACGCCAGGTAATGTGTCCGGTACTTTATAAGTGTCCGGCATTTCTGTAACTAACCATTGATAATCAGGATGAAATGCAAGTTTCAATACCTCAAGCAATGTTTCTGAATGATTTTTACGAAGTACTTCAATTCTTTGTTTATCTGTATTTGCCATCTCAAATTCATCGAAAATTTCATATATGTTTTTCATAAAATAACCTTATTGTCTGTATTATTTATATTCTAACACATTTTTCCCAGGTGGTCAAGCATACTTTCCATCATTTTGTTGGATTTTGTTGTTTTTTTGCAAATTACACCAAACCAGTTCAACGGTATCAATTCCGAAGCGTATTCCAGCCAATCAGTTAATATTGCATCAAATGTATCTAAATGAATAATTTTTTCATCATCTTTTTTAAATAATAAAATCTGATAACAATCACCCATTTTTCCAGTATCTAACTTTTCAGCAGGTTCATCATAGATTGCTGTAGTTATTTCTACCGAGTCTTCTTTTTTGCCAGGTAAAAATATTAAAACATCAAAATCTTTAGTTTCATTTTTCAGCGTTCTTAGAATTTCTAACATTATATTCCTTAATATGTGATTTTCTAATTCTTATCATAATCCAGCTATTATAATAATCATCTTTTTCTAAAACTAAATTAACAAACTGTTCTTTAGCTTCAAGATAATTACATTCACCTTTAGATTTACATAAATGCAATATTTTACGTTTGAACTTATCCTCACCTAAAGATTTTACATCTTTTTGCAATTCTTCATTTGAACCATAATATGTTTGCCAATCACTTGCAACTTTTATTCTTTTCTTTTTACCTTTGACTTGTTTAGTCTTGGAAAAATAGAATAATTTTTTACCAATATATTTTCTATTGGTTTCTAAGTTAGTGATTTCGTAAACAAACCCATAATTATCTTCAATTTTTGTTTCATCAAATAATTCATCATTAAATATCCAATTTACCAATCTTCTTCTGAATCATCGTCATCTTCGTCCGATTCGATTTCTTCACTCAATTCATCAATGACTTCGCCACAAAATGGACAATGTTCTGGATATTCTTGTGAAACTAATTCTTCAGAATATTCCACGGAATAAGTAGACTCGCAATTTCCACATTCTGCTGTTACAACTTTGATTGTCATATTAATTCCTTTTAATGAGCCCAAACATCAGACCAATCTCCTTTTAATGCGCCTTTTGCATAATCTGTGGCACGATTTTCGAAGAAGTTTGTATGTGTCGGTGCGTTAATCATTTCTTCTACCCATGGTAATGGATTTTTCTTTATTTTGAAAATGCCTTTTAATCCTAATGAAATTAAACGACGATCTGTAATATATCGAATATAAGTTTTAACATCCTCGTTCGTCAAGTTTTCCATCTTATTCATATTAAAAGCCAAATCAATAAATTTATCTTCCAACTCGACCATCTTTTCAGCAATTGTATATATTCTAGATTTTAATGAATCATTCCAAATCTCTTTATTTTCCTCAATATAAGTTCTGAATAGTTTGATCATATTTTCGGCGTGCATGGTCTCATCCACAATCGACCAGGTAATGATCTGGCCCATGCCACGCATCTTTCCATGTCTGGGAAAATTAAGTAACATAATGAACGAACTAAACAATTGCATACCTTCGGTGAAAGCGGAGAACACAGCAATGTGTGTGGCAGTATTCTCTTTACTTGTATTCTGTGAAGAAATGTCTAGAATATAATCATGTTTGTCTTTCATCGCTTGGTATTCTAAAAACTGATTATATGTTGTAGACGGAAGTCCAAGTGTTTCAATTAAATGTGAATATGCAGCAATATGTAATGCTTCTCGAGCTGAAAACCCAAGAAGCATCATACGCACTTCAGGTTGAGGAAAATATGGAAGATAATTGCGAACATATCCTCCGGCAACGTCAATGTCACCTTGAGTGAAGAACCTGAAAATGTGCGTCAAAAATTCTTTTTCTTCCTTTGTTAATTGTTTCTTCCAATCTTTTACATCATCCAACATTGGAACTTCTGTATGCAACCAATGCGACTGTTCATGTTTCAACCAAGCATCATATGCCCACGGGTAATTGAAAGGTTTAAAATGCGTCCTATCGTCAGTTAAATTATTCTTGTTCATTTTATCCTTTAGCTTTTATTAAATTATCTTTAAAAATTTTCCAACAATTTTCCCACGTCCATTGTTCTGAAGATTTCTCGACTTCTTTTCTAT